ACGATAGAAAGAAACGCCAATTATATCCACCACATTTAGGGGTGAACCCTCTCAACAAACTTCATAAGTCAGTGAAAATGCGTACTAATTTACCAGGTCATGAGAATACCGTTTTGGAGGCTACTTTGCCTGAAACTTCGGTGACTGTAGTTTATCCATCTGTGTGGTTCAAAAATGTGGGCAACGTGAGACCGGGGGTGTCCCATAGCCTTCTTACTCCCTCTGAGCTCTATCAAACCTTACATCCTATGTTGACCGGAGGGAAATGGAACGATGTTCTGGTGTCTTCGTACATGGTGTCGATCATAAATGAAAATCCAGGGATCTTTGAAGAGACATTAAGTGCCAACTGGGTGGCGCAAGGAAGAACAATCGGAGAGGAGGGGACTAAGGTGAACCCCTTGCATTGCTTATCTCTCGATACAAAGGACATCCAGTTAGATAATACTCCTCGTACAAGCGATGGTAGTACTAGGATGTCTCTCTTTGTTGCCTTGGTTATGATTTACAGAAGAACCTTGATCAAAAGTACGAAAACAGCACGAACGTCCGAATTGAATGCAAAAATGTTAGATATGATGGGATCAGCCCCCTACGGTTTGCGACAAGAGCATATGACCCTCGTTAGTCAGTTTTTGGAGGACAAAAATCTAACAGAGGGGTATACAAGAATAATATGTGCTCTGGACATGTTCTATACTAAGTTTCCTCAGGGACAAGGCTCCAAGCTCCGAATCTCTACCTTGGTATCACGATATAGAGGGTGCTCCGCGATTGTCTCCGTGACCCATGCTTGCAACTGCCTGGGGATCACAGCAGATGAACTTGTCACCTTTATATTGCACAACCATGTAGCGGCTGAAGCTATAAGAACGTTTAAAGCAGGAGAACACTCCGCTGATAAATATGGCTATTTCCCTTACCAACTGGGGATGAGATTGACTGAGCACAGTCCCTACACCATCTCTGCTAATCCTTCTTTGACGTTTTATGTGAGATGCTTGGCTGCGTTTGGGGGATCCTCCAATGCAGGGTTAACGATCATGCCAAATGGAGTGAACGCGATACAAAGTCTTATTGAAGTTGCTTTTATGGTAACTCTTAAAACCGGGAAATTAATGAACTTAGCAGTCAGGTTTGGAAAAACAGACGCAGAGATGAAAGCCTTAGCAGATCACGTGACCGCGAAAGATAAACTGAGAGATAACACCGAAGAGGAGATACCAGATGGAGAAGAAGAGGGGATAGTCCAGCAGGGTTGGGCCGCATCTGTCAAGGATCTCCCAACCAGAGCAGGACTAACAGAACCGCAGAAGCTAGCGGACGACATCATATCGGAGATAGAGCAAAATGAGGGTCTTGATTATCTAAGCCGAACTAGATTACACAACGCATCCAAGAGATTCAAAGGGTATGATGAAGGCACAGTTGGCAGGGTTATTTACGAAAACTATGGACGCTCCGCACCCAATATGATATAATTCAATATAAACTTAAATGACTAATCCGATTCAGAAAACTTGAAAAAAACTCAACAAACCTCATAAGAGCGAACAGCATTATGAGTGGAGACAAATTTGGTCAATTATTCGTCAATAAAATCAGTCGAGATGCTCTGAAAGAAATGATAGCTACTGTGGAGACTGCTCAAGAATCCGGGACAGGAGAAGACCCAAGAAATGACCCCCTGAATACGCAGTCAGTTTCACAACAGTTCAGAAGTGCTTGGAGATACAATCCAAATTTGGAAGTCGATGACGACATATCGACTTCTTCCTCTTTCACCCTAAAGAAACAGGCAGACAGAGAATCAGATGATGAATTGTCAGAAGAAGAATCTGAAAGAGAAGTCGACCCTGAGGATTCCGAGTCTAAAGACTTTAATCTTAGTGATATATCGTCTCTCAACAGCGAGGTCACTGGCGGGAAGAAATGTATCTACGTCCCTAAAGGCGGGTCATCTAAAACATCGAACAAAGCTTTAGCTGATTTCGTTAAATTCCTGCAAATCAAGGGGATCATTTCTCAGGGCACTGTAAGTGACTCAGGGGAGGTGGTATTAACATGCAAGAGTCCCTCTGCTCCTACCTCGGTCACCGATGATTCAGGAACTCCGTCTCCTCTCTTGGAAAAGAAGGATTTCACTAAGAAAGAGACCTCAAAACCACAACCAAATTCCAGCAAAATTAAAGACGCCGATCAACTATATGGCCTGAAAGAAAAACCAGGACCCTCACCCAAATTATACAACGGAACGCTAATCTACAAGTCCAAGAACGGTGGAACTTTGAAAGTGAATCCACAGAAAATATGCGAAAAGTATGGTTGTCAAGAACCAGTGACACCTTCGAACTGGCTACATCACCACAGAAGTTGTCATCCCAATGGCACTACTATCCCTGCCATTCGTCTCTTAGAATATAGAGAGTAATTGGATTTGGAAACAGAAGAGCCTTGAAAAAAAGATAACAAACCTAATACGTTACAAGATGCGCAGATTTTTCAAATCTATAGTGTCTAGAAATTCCACGGAAGAATCTTATATTATCGAAGACAAGGAAGGTGAGAAGAACACCGAAGAGGGTAATGCTATAGTGCCTATATCTCAACCGGACGTCGAGCGAGGGGCGGTGGGGGGAAGACCGGATTCAGGCCGGTATAGTTTAAGCTGGTTACCTAGCATACCTAGCACAGCTTTTATAGGGGCTCCAAGAGCTTCAGCCCCTACAGAAAGTGAAGTGGCTAGTGTTCAAAGAATCACCTTTGAACTCGATATAAGTGCAACATTGCTGGTCGAAAAGAGGGCCAACTCTTCCAAAATGATTCTGGCCTCCCTGATGAACTGGCCTAATGCATATGTTGGAGATTACCACAAGAGAAAATTGTGGATGACTTTGGCAATAGTAGCTGCGATCCAAATGGAACATCAGAGAGACACTGGGAATAAAAGTTTCTATGCTATCAAAGTCAAGGAAGGCTTAAGTATCTTAGTTAAGAGTGTTCACAACTTGGAAGTAGGACATAAAGAATCTTGGGGCCAAACTATGGACTTGACGGTAAATGGGTCTTCTGCTTTTTGGTCTTTTGCAGCGACCGTCACTCCCACTCTGATTCCTTATCCTATGCGTCGATCCTCTCCAGAACTCAGAGGAATATTGTCTTCTCTTTGGATTGAAACAGATGAAACAGATGGTAAATTGATAATAATCGTTTAATTGGGGAAATTGAAAAATAGGGGGAACCGGTCAACTTGAAAAAAATCAACACACCTCATTGGATTCTACGACATTTAAGGTTAGTACTATTTTAAATCGTCAGGATCATGAGAACTTTAGTAATCTGGTTTTTAATCAATGTGACCATGGCGTTTGCCAAGCCCCCGGGGTCAGCATCCTTGAGTCTGGGATTGTACTGGGTCCCTAGAATTGACAACAACACCTGGAAATCAGTACACACAACCAATCTTGTCTGCCCATCCTTCGTCGGCTCTGTACTACCAGAGATGGAAGAGTCCTTCGAGATCGATATACAAGTGCCTAAACACTCTCAGACAACTTCGCATCAAGGAGGTTATTTGTGCTATGGTTTTTCCTTTAGTGTAGTGTGCGAAGAGGGGTTCTGGGGAGGTCAGAAAGTCACGGAGCATACTTTCACCCACTTGGTCTCTTCCGAGGAGTGTCTCAAGGCCATAGAGGATAAGAAATCTGGAGAATACCGGCCCCCTCATACACCCGTGTCTGAGTGCGGATGGATGCAGACCAACACCAAGACGCTAAGATTCGTGACACTCGAAGAACATCCTGTGCTTTTTGACCCGTACACTGTCAATTTTGTAGATGGACTATTTGAAAAGACCCTATGTAACCAACGGATTTGTCCTACTGTTCATGCTAACACCATCTGGATAGGGGACAATGAGCCCAAGAAAGATTGTCCACCAACCGAAAATGAGAAAGCTGTACTATATGTCGAAAAGCAAAACGTGGTCCCCGTGGTATGGGTCAAGTTGACTGGCGGGACTGTGTACAAATTAGACCGAGCCTGTACGATGACATACTGTGATATTGATGGTGTTAGAATGGAGGATGGACATTGGTTTGCCGGGGTCAATTTGACACAGTATGTCAGGCGAGATTGTGATAAAGGAATGGACATCACCTTTGATACGTTAGCCAGCTTATCCTTATTGACCAAGATTGAGTTGGAACATGTTCAGGATAGAATGGAGTGTTTAGATGCAGTACAAGATCTCCGGGCAGGAGGGAAAGTAACTTATGCTAAGTTATCGAAACTACAGCCGAAGAGAGGAGGACTGTTCCATGTTTACCGAATAAACAAAGGGACATTAGAGTACACTATGGGACGTTATGAAGGCTTAACATCTTTGATCACTAATATTCCCTTTGTTATAGGGAAAAATCAAAAGGATGAAAAAGTTCAGTTACATCACGTACCGTCAGGAGATAATTCCACTCTTTCTTCTTATAACGGGGTGCATATGTTCCTTAACGGGACTGTTATAATCCCAGAAATGGAATTATACAAACTCCGATACTCCGAAACTTTACTGTATGAACACCTTTTAGGGAAAATGAAACATCCGTCTGCCAAGCAAAGAGAAAGGATGGGACTAACACCTGATGACGATAAACGCACCACCAACAAAAGTCTGAACATAGGAGAATGGTTCTCTAGTTTTTGGTCCCACTTGGTAGGAAAGATAGTCTCAATTCTGGGTACCGCTTTAGCAATATTCTTGATACTGTATATCTGTTGGACATGTCTCAAGATACAAATAAAGAGAGTGAGTGATAAAAACCGAGTCGATCAGATGGAAATGCAGATACTGTCAAAAGCTCGGGCCCCAGAAGTGAGACCAACTCTGAGTGGACCGATATGGTGAAAGATCCAACTGAATGCTAAGAATGTGAGGAGACTAATTTTAATTCAATAAAATAATAGATCAATCGTAGAAATTGGACTTGAAAAAAAGTAACAAACGTGATTTATCTAACGTCTATAATAAAATGGATAACGAAGATTACATTTATGACAATTACCAGGATCCGTATGATTGGGATGCCATGTTCCAAGAAGAAGATCAAATGAGGGGAAGTACAAAAAAATCAATCAGATTAATCAACAACACTGATTACAATTTAAACTCTCCTTTAATCAGGGATGAAACAGACGGTTACCTGCGGAAGATCCAGGGGAAAACACCGATCAGAGGACAAGGGGAGAATCAAAGAACAGCTAGAGCCATTAAATCCGTGCTGACCGAGCTAGGATATAATCTCCTTCGTCTTAAAGATTCTCAATGGCACCATAAGGCGCTACCTGATATGATTTATGAACAACCAGGAAAACTATCATTAGACGAAGTTTTATCTGTATGGGGTAAAAGCTGGGATGTAGCAACTGAACCCATTAAAACCACAGAGTTAACTCTCACTGGGACTGAAGTGCATGGAGGTTCTTACACAAAATCATTGAGAGAGTTGAAAAACCCTGACAATCACAGATTTTCTAGTAAGATCGAGTTTGAACAGTTCTTGAATCTACACTTGATTGTCTGTTTGATGAACTCAACAAGTCACACTGCTAGTAAAAAGATAGTGACGAAGATGTGCGTTAACAGCTCTTTCCGGATAAAAGAAAACATCGGAGTGACCATCATGGCAACCCTTAACCAAAATATACGGTGGATAATAACTCCCAAAGTATGTGTCAACCTAACTTCCGGTTTAATACTAGACAAAAATTTTATAATGATGATGAAAGACATTTGTTTAGCTAGGTTCCTCTCCACAGTAACCATAAAGAATAGATCAGACCATCACAATGGATTAGAGGCAGTGTCGGTTCTAAGGTCTCTATATCTCGAAGGGGACAATTTAGTACGTTTACATGGCAACAAGGCATACAAATGTATCAAAATGGTGGAATCTGAATGCACTGAAAGATGGAATAAATTAGGGAACAGACATAGACCGCTCATCCCACTGTCCACCTCACTCGAAGAACACTTGAGAGAACAAGAAATGTCGTTGAGCAGGGAAGATGGAATATGGGGAGCTGAATTTCTTAACATCATTAGAACTCAAGAGGACCCTTGGATAATAGGACAATTATACGGGGCGTATAGACACTGGGGACATCCCTATATAGAAGGGCTTGTCGGACTAAAGAAGTTACATGACCGAGTACAAAAGAACTTGACAATAGATAAAGAATTTGCAGAAAAACTAGGGAGTGAAATGGCTTTCATGGTCTTGGAACAAAGATTCAAGAAAGAAAAAAGATGGTATTGCACATCTAAGGGGCTTGAGGAGAACTCTGCATTAAAAGCTTGCATAGATCAAAACATCTGGCCTACTCATAAAGTTATCAGGGACTTCGGAGATAAATGGCACACTTTAGAACTATTACCTTGTTTTGACTTGCCCGACGAGATAGATTCAGCTGATATGTTCTCTGATAAAGCGCATTCATTAAATAGGGACGATATAATTCAACACCTCAAAGACAGACCTAATTCCCCTATACCTACTAAAAGAGTGATAGAAACTCTACTGAATACGGACTTACCTTCTGTAAGGGATTTCCTTCGTGATATCAATGAGAACGGTCTGGGCTTGAATGATCTGGTTATAGGACTCAAAGAAAAAGAAAGAGAACTTAAGGAGGAGGGAAGATTCTTTTCTCTTATGGGTTGGAAACTTCGACTTTATTTTGTGATAACTGAGTTCTTAATCAAGAAATTCTACGTGCCGATGTTCAAAGGACTGACTATGGCGGATGACCTGAACACGGTAACTAAAAAACTCCTTAAAGCAACAGAAGGGCAAGGAAGAGACGATTATGACGAAATTTACATCGCCAACTCGTTGGATTACGACAAATGGAACAACAACCAACGCTATGAGTCTAATGAACATGTATTCAGAGTTATGGGGAAATTTATGGGATTACCGGAGATATTCGCCATGACCCACAAGTTTTTTCAACAGTCTCTAGTGTATTACTGTAGTCGTCCGGATCTAATGAAGGTAGAGGGAAACACTTTAGTGAACGTGAATCCTGAAACTCCGGTTTGCTGGAATGGACAACAGGGAGGGTTCGAAGGATTAAGACAGAAAGGCTGGAGTGTGGTCAATTATCTCATCTTGAGAAGAGAAATCATGACTCGAAACACGAGTACTATGATATTAGCACAAGGAGATAATCAAATAATCATCCCCAAGTATAAATTAGTTAACAAACGAAACACCTTAGAGATGAGGAAAGAGATAAATAATGTCTGGATGAACAATGCACATTTAATGAACAGAGTAAGAGAGTCCACCCAGGCCTTGGGACTAACAATTAACAAAGATGAAGTAGTCACATCTGCTGAATTACTTATATATGGAAAAATACCGATATATCGTGGAAAAATAATAGCTCTAGAATCTAAAAGGTGGTCAAGAGTTAGTTCAGTGACTAATGATCAGATTCCATCGTTGTCTAACTCCGTATCTAGTGCAACCACAAGTGCTATAACGGTGTGCCAACACTCGGATGACCCCATAGAAACTATGTACCAATATGGATTTGTGGGGTCGATGGTTCTGGCTCTGACCAGCTGGTATAGTCCGATATTAGGACCCGATCCTTATTCTTTACAAAACATGAAGGGAGAGGACTTCTCCATATTCGTCTGGAGAATGCTATACAAAGATCCCAGTCTTGGGGGAGTATGTGGGACTAACCTTATGAGGTTCCTAATATCTCGTTTCCCTGACCCTGTTTGCGAATCCCTTGCCTGGTGGAAGTTAATTTATCATAACACTAACTCCCTACTGTTAAAACAATTGTGCCTTGAATGTGGAGACCCTCCAATAGGAAATGTAAATGCGACTACGCTATCAATGTTACTTGAAGACCCTACGTCTTTAAATATCCCCGGAACCTTGTCTAGCAATACCCTAATTAAAGACCAGATTTATATAGGATTAGCCAACCGAGTAGCAGACGGGGAAATAAAAAACCGACAAGTTAGGGAGTCGATCAATTATACCAGCACTTACAAGGAGGGATTTGTTAGTTGGTTATTCTCCATAACCCCTGTATTTCCTCGGTTTATAAGTGAGTTTTACACTGGTACTTACTTCAAAATTACAGAAGGTATCATCTCTATATTTCAGAACTCTAGGACTATTCGAACCGTGTTCTCGAGTGAGTTTGACCGAAAATTACAACAAGTAATATATAAAAGTGAAGAAAGCTCTGTTAAGTTATTAAAGAGACGATTAACCCTTCGGTCGTTGAACTCTATATGGTCCTGTTCTAGTTCTTTATCTGATCAACTGAGAAAACAATCCTGGGGATTTCCTTTGATCGGAGCGACGATACCTCACCCTGCGGAAATGGTACAAGAGACATCTTGTGGTGCCTGCACTGGCCCCCATGTAGTAGGGAAAAAGACAGGCGCTATTAAATTTTCGGAATGGTCTAGGGGACCCCTGATGCCTTATTTAGGATCCAAAACCAGTGAAACTACTAGTGTCATGCAACCTTGGGAGAAAAGTATAGATATATCCATCCTAAGGCACGCCTGTAATATGCGACGAATGATTGACTGGATAACAGAAACAGATGATAATGTCTCTAAGACCATATACAACAACATTGAGAGTCTAACAGGGTTAAATCTCAAAGAGGAAGAAAGGTCTTACTCGCGAACAGGAAGTGGGCAACACCGTTTGCGATGTTCCAGGGTGTCTAATGAAGGCAATCCGGCAGTTGGATTCAATAACTTAATGTATATTGCAGTAACGACCGATTCTTTGGGAGAAATCAACGGAGAAAATTATGATTTTATGTACCAAAGCTTATTGTGCTGGGCCGGGATATTAGCAACTTTACCCACCAACCTGTTGGTCGGCTCAGATACTACACATTTTCATATAAAGTGTGAACAATGTCTTCGAAGGATAGAAGACGAGAAGGTGAGTGCCCCCACGGAGTACGTCTTTACTGATGTGTCAGAACAAATCAAAAGGATGATCGGGAATGATATAGTGGTCCGAACCAGTAGGCGACACACAACTCCAGCAAAAATTAATTGGGAACTGTTGAAATCAGATGAGAAGTCATGGCATTTGGGAAGAGCTCAAGGATTTCTATGGGGTTTGGGAATGTTCGCAGATTGTTTGGAAGAGTGGGAGGATATATTGTTCCCTCTATCCATAACAAACAGGGTATCTGTGTCTGGATATATGAAAGGTTTGCACAGAGGGTTTCTATTAGGAGCATGTCTACCCCCTGTTTATTCCAGATACGGTACATTAGACACTAAGGCTCAATTAAGATTCGTAGGGGCTTATTGGGCTATCATTACTTCTACATTGGGACAGTCCAAATTACCTGAACTGATCAATCATAAGAAGTTCAACCGATTCACTGCTCATTATGGCTCTAGTGTCATCAAATCTTATCCCGCAAGGAAAGAAGAGCTTGTCGGAGTGTTAAGGAAATGGTTCCTTAATCAAATGGTTGAGGATCACCACAACGTTGAATTCTGGAAATCTAGACCAGTAGTGACTTTTGCAGAGATGGACTCCGACTTTGTATTAAATATGTTTAGAATCGCAGAGAAGTTGCTTCCAGCATACCGGAGACATCAGTTGGGATCTAGAGACTTAAAAGCAATTAAGTGGGGGCGGAAAATCATCGATCTGTTGAACAAACAAAGACAGGAAAAGATAGAACAGCATGAGTCTAAAGAGTTGGATAAATTAATCAACGGACACCTACTGCCTAAATGCTCACTGGTAGATCAAGAAGCCAGAAAGGCTGCCAGCTCGATTTCACAAGACCAATGTGACGACGATTACAATGTAGAGTTATTCTCAACAAGAGGACATGAAGAAGGATTAGGATGTGATGGAGTGGTGGTCGAGTATCAACCTGAAGGATCAGTCGACTACAAGAGAGGAGTGGTAGGAACCCTTCAAGTAGGGAAGGTCAGAGACCCAACTATCGCAGGTAAACGACTGATACAATTGAGTACGGGAGCACATTACAAACTAAAAGACTTATTGTGCCGAATCAACCCAAAAGGAGACGGAATGTTCATAGGTGATGGATCAGGTGGAATGGGAGCTTGTTATTTAAGGTTATATCCCGAAAGAAAGGTCATATTTAACTCCCTCTTTCAAATGGAAGGAGAGAGTATGAAAGGAGTAGCACCTCAAGGACCAGGGGCCTACACCTCATGTGGGGAGAATGTTTGGAGTAGGTGCGTTAATTACTCAACCTGTTACCAAGAACATTCTGACTTGAGTGACAATCAAACATGGGAAACGTTTTTGGGACTAATCGAAAGACATAAGCTTCGAGTCGGAGTGATTTGTTGTGACGCAGAAGTATTCGATAATACTATCACTGACAAAATAGAAGACAATATTCGGTTTTACGTAGAGAAAATTTTCAGATATGGGAAAGGAATTATAATTTACAAGACATATTGGGAAAGACTTCTTCTCGTCCACAGCCTGGCTCATGACCTAGGGGAGATATTTGAGACTGTTGAGATTCTTATGCCTGATACACAGGGTTCTCATACTTCTGAAATTTATGTAGTCGGCCATAAGTTGAAAAGAACTAAGACCACAGGAAGGAAAATTATGACAGAGATGACCATGATTCAGATTCATCAACTGTTGAAGATCAATAAGGGTAATGAACAAGAGTTTATTAGAGCAAGGTCACTCAATTACGAGACAATGTGCAATGGTTTGGAACTACGGGTCCCCTTCACTGACTCCGTTGATGTTATGGAATATCTAATAGGTTTAGGGGTAAAAGCAGGAATGGCCCTCCAAGTGTCTAATGATCTGATAGATTTAAGCAACAACAATATGCATCCCATACACCTTATGTATGCCCTAGTTTATGTGATCAGTAGAGATACCATTAACATAGAGACAGGGACAAAAGGAACAGTGTCTGTACCTGCCTCATCAAAATTACAGCGATTAATCGCTGGGTTATTTGGGATTTGGTTCGGAATCAGTGAACTTCTACAAGATTACAATATGCACAAATTAATATTAAAACTATACCAAGAGGCCGTTTCAGTTGCTATATACCCTATTAAGCGTCGTAAATACACTTTCACAGGCTGGAAGATAGGTACAGGAGGATTTACTAAAGTCGTAGACCCGGGCGAAAGAGCTGGAGTGACACAATCTATGATAAGAATGATTAATTGTTTGTACCGAGGTAGATGGGTCAATAGAGATGTAAAGTCATCAGATGTAAGCAAATTGAGCTTATTTCTGCGTAAATTATCTAAATCAGTCACTCCTCAATTAATCGAAGAAAGAACAGGAATTGTCACAGCTTGCGACAACGAGGAAGTAGATGATGGTCAAGTAACATACTTGGAAGAAAGAGAAGACTAAGCAGTACTTGAAAAAAACCAGAGAAGATCGTCCTTTGTTCATTAGCGATTCTATTGGCGGTATTTTTTATCGT